CGAAAGCCAATAAGACGGGCTCCAGATCGAAGGGCGTTTTTTCACGGCCGCTTTCTGGACGAGGAAGGTTTGGGAGACGATGTCTCTCATATAGGCATGCAGATCTTCGCGGACCTCAAGAACGGCGCATCCGGCCTTGGATATCGCCTTGAATACCTTGCTGGGCGGCAACGGGTGCATTTCCATGTCAAGGCTGCGGGTTTTCGCCAGATATTCTTCAATCGAGAAGCTGTAGTTTTCCCGGTAAACAGGGACTTGGAAGACTGCAACGCCGCCCGGATTCAGACGCGCAAGGAGCTTTTCCAGAATGGCGAGCATCACCGGCGGCGGGTTGTGCTGCAGGACGATCAGGGTAACCAGTAGGTCGCACGATGGCAGGTTGTCTAGATCGCTGACGGCATCGATCTTTACGAACGAGGCATTCGGCTTATCGTACTTTGTGGCTGCGTGTCTCGCTGCGGTGAGGTGACCGTTTGATATGTCAACGCCGATCACCTTATTCACGCGGTCAGATAGAGGCAGGGACAGCCGGCCAACCCCGCAACCGAAGTCTATACAAGTTGCGTCCTTGCTGAAGGATAGGCCATTGCGCTGCAGGAGAGCGCCTAATCGGCCAATCTCTGCCTCGCCTGTTTTGTAGAATGCGTCCTGGTTGGCTTCAATACTTTCGCTTTTGAAGCTGGGGTCCGTGATTACCGACCAGTGGGGCTCGTCAACGCCTAGCTCATTCCAAGTGAGGGCGGTGCGATCCAATAGCTTCGAAAGCTGCTCTGGGGTGGATTCAACCTCAACCTCGAATTTTTCGGCATCCATGAAAGTCCCGGTTCTGAATATCCCGAACCGGCTTTCAAACTCATCGCTTCGGACAATCTTGGAGATCATTTCCGCGACGGTGTTGCTGGTGTTGACGTGCCAATCAACAGCCTTTTGGCTCTCGGGCTCACGGCCTAGCAACAAATTGTAGCACGAAGTTACGTCCTGTCTCGTCGGCTTCCGGCTGTGTTTCATCTTTTCCCCACCCTCGGGGTCATGTCGCCCCCGGTTGGATCTCGTATCATCGGTGCAACCTATCAGGCAAGCACCAAACACCCCTGACAATTAAAGGACACCCCATGAGTGAGATCATCTCGGCTCAGCGACTTCGCACGGCCGCAAAAGGCAAGGTGAACGAGAGCAACATGAATTCCGTGCTGGTCGCGTTGAACGCCTACGGAAAGAAGTTCGGGCTCGATAAGCCACACCGGCTGGCCCACTTCCTTGCCCAGATCATGCATGAGAGCGGCGCCTTCCGGTATGACCGGGAGATATGGGGGCCGACAAAGGCACAGAAGGGCTATGAGGGCCGATCGGATCTTGGCAACACTCAGCCTGGCGATGGCAAGAAGTTCGCAGGCCACGGTCCAATTCAGGTGACGGGACGCGCCAACACCCGCGAATTCATGGCGTGGTGCAAGAAGGAAATCGGCGGGTCCGTCCCTGATTTCGTCAAGTCGCCCGATCTGATCAACACAGACCCTTGGGAAGGGCTTTCGGCCCTTTGGTACTGGGACACCCGCAACCTCAACAAGTGGGCCGATGTGGGCGATCTGGAGACGATCACGAAACGGATAAACGGCGGCAAGAACGGCCTAGCCGATCGCATGGAGTATTACGGCCGGATTGCCTTGGTGCTTCTCGGATACAAAGCCGACAACGTGCGCCAGTTTCAGGCAGATCGGCGCCTAGAGGTGGATGGCGATGTAGGCCCTCGCACCCGCGCTGCGCTTCATGGTGAGCTGGTGGCACTCGTTCCCGGCGAAATGGCCAAGCCCTCGGTGCAGGTTGCTCCCGTGGTCGAGCAAACCACTGTTGTCGAGGAAAAGGCAGTTGTTCCGGTGGCCGTAGACAAGCAGGTGAAAGAGAAGACGAACCAGAGCGGATGGTTGATCGGCATCCTCGGATCTGTCGGAACGGCTCTCACGGGTCTCTTTGGGCAGGACTGGCAGACGGTCGTTGCTGTCGGCGGCGTGGCTATCGCGGCTCTCGTGCTGTTGATCCTGCTTCGTCACCAGATCATCGCAGCCGTCAAGGACATCCGTGGAGCGGTAGAGCAATGATCAGCAAGGTCTCAGCCATCGTAGGCGGCGTGGGCGGGCTCATAGTGGCATTCACCATCTTCCAGCTCGTGAATACGCTGTGGCTCCTCCCAGCTGCCCGCAATGAGGGCAGAGAGCTTGAGAGAGCCGCTACCCTGAAGAAATCCATAGAACTCCTCAAGCAGAGAGACGAAACGAATGTTGAAATACGCAACCTTGATTCTCGTGCTCTTTGCGTGCGCTTGGGTGGTGAGTGGGTGCAAAACAGCTGCCAGTGACGTGACCGGGGCAGGGTTTGAGATCCTTCGCCCTGCGCCCGCGTCCCGGCAATTCATCATCGCGAATGATATTGAGTTCGCCCGACAGGTTGCGGCGCACAATGCCACATGCAACGCGCAGCCAGGATGCCGGAAGTAATCATGGATGCAGTCCCCAGCGAAATTGTCCAATGGATGCTCACCAACGGCGGTGTCTTTGCCGTCACAACGCTTCTGTTCCTCGGCCTCTATATATATGAGCGCCGGGGCCGATACGAGGACCGTAGGTCTTTCGACGCCGCTCTAGCGCAGTCCAATGCGGACCACGTGACCACCCTCAAGATCATCACCCCGCTAGCCCAGAAGTTCACCGATACAATGGGGGTAATTCTTCCCCTAGCCCTAGCCCAACTCCAGAGGAGGGGCGAATGAGCATGCTCTCATGGTGGAAGAAAACACATAGGGACGACGCCCCCCTATCGACGCCAATCATAGCGGAGAAGCGTGAGCTGCAAAGAGAGCTGGCCCAGACTGTGGTCACCTTCGAGCGCCGAAATTACAAAGTCAAAGAAATCGCAGAGCAAGCATTGCAGAGCATGAGGGACGGCAGATGAAATTCTTCAAGACGAGCATTGCGGCATGGTCGGCCAGCATCGCGATATCACTGTTCTGGCTCCTCAATATCTTCGTATCGCATGAAAAGATGATCGAGATTTCCTCAAGCCTGGTGCTGGGCGTGACCTTCGCTGTCCTCCTGCGCTGGTTCAGAGACGCCGGCAGAGCAATGAAGACCGGCCGGGGTGGCTCTGACTTCCTGATCGTGGCCGTCTTCTCGACCATGGCCATCCTGTTCCTGCATCGTGTGTATGTGATCGTGCTGACGGTCTATGGTCGGCCGGAATACCTACTGGATTCGCCTATCAGCGCGTTCCTCGTCTGGATGCTGGCTTGGGCCTGCACGATGTTCCTGATCGCTCCTGATGCGGAAGACGGGCATATACCACCCCGTAGTCGTGTCCTGATCGGGCTGGCGCTGTTCATTGCTGGGCTGGTGTCGGGGGTGACGATCGCGCTTTCGCTGCTTTAGAGTGTGTGGAACGACACGGGAACATCAGTGTGTCCGCTGTGTGTCAATCGCGCTTTCCCGTTCCTGAGTCGTTCTGGGCAAGACTGCATAAACTTACGAGGCCATTTCGCTAATTCATTTTCCCTATTGCCTATTTTCAGGAGGTTCAGTATATCCGGCGGCAGGCCACCTCTCCCTAACGAGGGTCGGGTAATTATCGCCTAACTAGCTGATTTTACATTATTTATTGCATCTTTGATAGTGTCGCGTGTCGTCTGCGTGTCAATTAGTCGATTTGCGAGCGTGTCATCAGCCATCGCGTGTCCATACGTGGTGAAGACGTGCTTAGCATCCTTCCACCCTCCCAGCTTCGCCACTGTGATCGGGTCAACGCCCGCATGCATCATGCCGGTGGCAAATCCATGTCGGCAGGTATGGAAGGTGAGCTTGGGTATCCCAGCTCGTTTAATGGCTGCGTCCCACTGCGTCCTAGCGGTGTGGCGGGTGCTGTATTTGAAGACTTTTGAGTCCGGCTCCCGATTGCTCTGGATATTGGCGATAGCCACCACGAGCGCAGGCGGCAGATGTGCCAGCCTTTCCTCTCCCCCCAACTTTCCCTGCGTTACCATGGCGCGGCCTACTTGAAGGTCGATTACACCCCATGTCAGGTCCAGCGCGTCACTAATCCGCGTGCCGGTCAGGAACATGAAACATGCGAGCGCCCCGAGGTGGGGGTTTGCCACGGCCATGAATGACTGAATCCATTCCCATGTCGCCGGCGTCTTTTCCTTGCGCACCTCTGGGAAGCGTTTGACTCGGATTAGGGGGCACAGGTCCAGAGACGCGGCGTGATTGATAATTGCCATCGTCGGGACAATGAACTGCCGGTTCCGGGTCGCATTTGATTGGGTAGGGTAAAGGACCATGGCACCTTGGCGCACACGGCCATTGTTGATGTCTTTGACTAGCGTGGTCTTCCAGTAGTCCTCGACGCTCTCTAGGAAGCGATCGGGGCGCCCCATCTTCCGGTATTCAGTAGCAGCGGCCGCAAATGTCAGGACCGCTGCTTGGCCATGGCGATGACCTTTCCAGAACTGCCTTTCGATGTCGTTGACGTATTGCGAAGCGAGGTCTTTTTGCGAAGTGCCAGTAGATCCTCGTAGTCTTGTTGTGGCGACCTCACTCGCGCCGCCGCCGAGGGTGCCCCGGTAGTGGTATATCTTGCCGCGCTTGTAGATGGTGAGGGGCATGGCCTGCTGGCCTCCAGGATTGCATCAATGTCTTTTTGGATGAGAACCATACGATTACCGATAATTCGGCATGCGCCAAGCCCCCTTGCAACTTCCCGGACCTTTCGGGGCGACCATCCGAAGTGCTGAGCAAATTGTTCCGGCGTCATGAACTCGGTGACTGAGGCTGTCATTCCTTCCTCTCCGCTTCTGCATCCTGGCAAACCGCCGCATAGTTAGAGCTTCCGTTCTCAATCATTCGAAATTTCCAGACGTGCCCCGCGTCGTCTACGATCGTGAGAAAATCACCATCCACGCTCGCGTTCTCTTTCTTGGCTGTGAAGGTCTCGCCGGTGGCGTATACGGTGCACTTGACATGCTCTGGGCCCACTATCTCGCGGGTGCAGGAGACGACTAAGATGCTAGCCGCAATAGCTACTAAAGTTTTCATTCCTTGCTCTCCTTTGCGTCCAGTCCGCTTGCGCGAACTTCCTCCCATATTGGGTTGGCGCTTGATCGATACCATTCGAAAGCATCTACTTCTCGTTGCCAAATGTCCTTCCACAGCATCGGACCTTTGTCTGTCTGGGCGTATGCAAGTCCTCGCAGTTCCGCATTGTCCCTTTCGAGAGCTTCGATGTAGGCGGCGGCTTTAGCTCCAAGGTTTGGCCGGTCATGGTTGTCCGCAGTCCTGAGCCATTCGATTAGATCGCTCATTCTTCCCCTCCCACTGTCGGAGCGGAACCGGGGCACGGGTCTTTCCGCTCAAAGCCCACATAGTGACAGTTGCACTCGGTGCAGCGGCCCGTCTGAAGGTTCCATTCGTGAAGTTGGCCGATATGCTCATGCACGGATATCGGCTGCTCTTCCCCAACTCGGAACCCCGGAACAGTATTAATAAAGGTGTTACACCCGTATCCCTCGTGCGCGGGTGGCTTCGGAGCGACAGCCAGCATCACTGGCCAACTTTCACACCACGGATCGGCCGTTGATTGTGCGGCAGCTTCCATGGCTTCTGTCGGGGTGATCGGAACAAGCTGCCAACCGGCAGGGACGGATTGCGGCTGCTGGGCGAGGGCGGCTGTCCAACCACCCACGAAGGCGTCATACGGGGTGTATTGCGGCATCGAGATGGTGGCAGTATGTCGAATATCCAAGAACGCTTTTGCTGCGGCCTTCATTGCATCCTCACCCCCTTGGCGATGCTGAGTGGCTAGGGAGCGGGCAATCTGGCGTATTTCCCCGATGGTTAGGTCTTTGCTTTTTTCGGGGAAGATCAACTTCATCAGCACCATAGGGATGCCGTCAGGGAAAAGTCTGTCCAATTCTCCAGTTGTGAATTTGTCGTCGCTCACTTGCTCTCCTCCTTTGGTGTGGGAGTGGCGAGGGCGGCGGCAAACGAGGCCATTGCAGCAGCTATAAATTTCTTTTCTCGCAGCTCGAGAAAGGCGGATTTGGGCTTTATCCATGAGTAGTTCATAGCGACCAATCCTTTTTGTTCGGATTTTCTATCGCTTCACGCAGATGACGAAGTTCATGGGCAACCTGCTTTTCCGCAGCATTAGCGAGCGGCCGCCGCCCCTCCACGCCCTGTCCTGCCGTTACCGCGTTCGGTGCGGGGGATGGCTTGCCAAGAGCCTCGATCAGGTCATTGCATGCAAGCCGGTACTCGCTGTCAGGCTTCGCATCGTCGCCATAGTCTTTGATCAAAGCGATGACATCCGCCATAGTTACCGGCACCAGCTCCGTTGCGGACGTACCATGGGCGGGCTGGGGAGCGGCGTACAACATAGTGCCGACTTCAAGCGTGGGCGGGTCGATCAGTATCTCGATGATCGCTGTTCTTCCCGGCTGATTATCGTTGATGACCTTCGCTACCGGACCCGCCGCCTTGAATGTCTGCCAGCCTTCCTCAATTTTCATAAGGTCGGCGGCATCCAGATCGGCTTCAAACTCGGCTTCGTTGGCTATAGTGACAGCCTCGTCATCAAGAATTGCTTTCACGAGGTCGGCCAGTTCGTCGGCTGCCTTGACGTAGTCTTCATCGAGCGTCGATTTGCCTTCGATGGTCGCGGCCAATGCCAGCATCTTCTGGCGATCTTCTGGGTAGGTGCTGAAAGGCTTCATCGCGTTGGTTCTCCTAATGAGTAAATCTGACGGAGGATTGCGACGAAACGATCTTTCTCCGGTTCGGATGCTGCTGCCAGTTCATCAAGGAATGGCGTAACCGGTCCATCGCAGGCCATTGCGCGTCCCTCGATCAGGTCAACGAACTTTCGCAGATCGGTCAGGGGCGATGCAGCCCAACGGGGGACGCCAAATTCAGCCACGTAAGAGGCCGTAGCAGAGAACGCTACCGGCTCCTGTACTGGACGGGAGAGAGCGGCGTAGAGCAACGGAGCGTCTGGTAGCAATGTCTCGCCGTCATATTCTTCGTGAAGGCAATCGTTGCAGATCCATCGACCATCCGGCATTACCGAAATGTCGTGACGATCCTTGCCGCACATTTCAGGCGCGTTCTCGTAGCATCGCTCGCAAACGTACATGATCTTCGGCCAGCCAATTGCCTCCGCTTCCCTGCTATCGCCCATGGCGACAGATCCGATGTGTTCTTGCTCGTCGGTCATGCTTCATCCCTCGATTTTGGAAGACGGCCGGTAGCAGCCAGCCCTGAAATGATGCGAGACTTGGCCCGCTCGATTGAAATGGCTTCGTCGTAGGATGAGTAAATCCCGAATAGCGTCAGACCGAGAAGGTGAGGATCAATCCCAAGCGACAACCAGTAGGCGGCTTCACCCATCGAATGTTGCCTAAAATGTTCCTCCCGGCAGAGCGGAAGCGCGAACAGATCCGGCGCCTTCGTGCCCTTAGCGCGGCCCCAATGGCCGTACCAAGGCATGGCATAGGAGACATGGGCGGCTTGCAGATCGTCTTCACGACCAGTGGCAGCGCAGCAAAGATTGTGCAGCCAAGATATGTAGGCTGGCTTCTTCTCGGCTCTCCGCTGTGGGGGCTCTGGATCGTGGTGGAAGTGGGCGTAGTTGATGCGGGCCATCAGACGGCTCCCCAGCTTCGGAGCAGCTTCCCCAGCACATTGACCGTGCGAGCAAGCAACCCAGCTTCCGGCTGGCGAGAGGCGCGGGTCTTATTGTGTTTTGCGGCGATACCAATCTGAAGCTCCTCGCACTTGGCCTGGATCTTGAGCTTGTCCGATATGGTGGTTGGTCTGGCTTTAGGATGACGTGTGAGGTGCGACTGCGCGAGATTGTTCATGCTGCCTCCTGAAGGAACTGGAGCGGGTCGAAGCCAACGGTATCGGCTACCAACTCCATTGCTTGGTTCATGAAATTGCAGAAGTCTTCGTGTTCCATTTTGTCGAGAGCAACGCTGTCTGGAACCAAGGTGATTTCGCCAGTCCGCATGTTCACGGCCTGCTCTCGGTAGCCCAGCGTCATCTTGATATCCCGATGCAGCTTTTCGGCGGTGGGCCACTTGTTTGTCGCCTTGACGACTAGGCCCAACGCCTTCCAGTAGGTTTTCAGTTGCTTGTTGGAACGCTGCGATACCGGGACGATTTCGAACACCTTGCCAATTGGCAAAGAAACCATCATCTCGGCATCAGACGGCGTGTGGGCGCGAAGGCCTCGGGCCGTCATGATGGCTTCGATATGTGGTGGTTTGTCTTTCTTTGCCATATTCGCCGCTCCTAAAATGGGATTGTGTCGCCGTCCATGTCGTCTTGAAGCGATGGCCTGTCTGGCTCAGGAGAGCGTCTGGATGGTGCGGGGGCTTTGTCGCTATCGCCGCTTGGCCCGTCCAGCATGAGGAGCTTTGCATCGAAGCCCTGCAGCACCAACTCTGTTGAGAAACGGTCGTTGCCGTCTTTATCGGTCCATTTTCTGGTTTTGGCTGCTCCCTGGAGAAGCACCTTGCTACCCTTGCGAAGGTATTGCTCGGCTACCTTGGCCAGACCTTCGGAGAAAATCACGACGGATACCCATTCGGTCCGCTCCTTCTTTTCGCCGTTGTTACGGTCCTTCCAAGTTTCAGACGACGCCACCCGCAAATTGACGATCGGCTTTCCGTCCTGAGTTCTTCTCGTCTCAGGATCAGCACCAAGGCGCCCTGTTACAGTCCACTGGTTCAAATCGCTCATTGATAACGTCCTTGTTGCTGCATGTTTTTCTTCCTCTTAGGTGGAGGCCGTCGGTTTCCTGCTTGTTCTTTTTTTGTCGCCCATCTGCAGTTCGACAACTCGTAGTTCCCGTCGTTATTCACCCTATCGATGGTGTGTAGCGCAGATGGACGCTCGCCCATGTCCTGAAGAAACGCAGAAAATGTATTCCAAGCATCGCAAACACGAATTCCTCTGCCCCCGTAGTATTTGAAGCTCTTGTGGTTCTCGTTGTTGCAGCGCTTCTTCATATCGCACCACGTCCTGTATTCCGGGGAGCGTGAGGACTTGTCTTTCGGCGCATTCCCGTGCGTGCTCCGTGCTTTGTTCAGCAGGGTTAAGCGTTCTTTGGTAAAACACCCGCAGCTTTTTGTTTGACCGCTAACTACTCGGTAGTAGTCAACCTCAACTGTCGTTCCGCACTTGCAAGCACAAGTCAGATATTTCTTTTTTGTGTTTGATTTTCCGAAGTATCTAGGCTCTGCCTTACTCAAGACTGTCAACCAATTGAAAGAATCCCCAACCGAAACAGCGATGACCATCACCCCGCCTCCAATACGTGCTGTTCTCGGATGGTCTCTGCAACGATTTGCGAGCCCGGAAATGTGTCTTGAATGTCGGATACGGTATCGGCTGGCCGGGAGAACTGCGCCTTCAGAGCGTCCTTCTTGGCAATGAACCGTTCCTTGTTGACCTCATCGAAGGCGTTGATGGTCTTGACGTTGTCCTTCCAGAACAGCTCAAGGCCACGCGTCGATGAAATGGCGGTGATCTCAGCCCACAGGCTATCAATGGCAGCGGCGTGCTTTTCGCGGAATGCCTTATCATCAGACGTTTCGACGTTGGCGCGGGTCTTGTCGTAAAGGGCGAGGCCGAAGGGGTTGCCGAAGGTGCGCAGGGCACGCTTAAGGCTATCAGTCACCGCCTCTTTTATGGCGCTCTCATGAGCAAGACCGGCATCGAGGTCATAACCATGGCCGGCGCCAAAATCCTCACGGATGACATCGCCAACCTGCACTCGGACTTTTGAGGTGTATGTGACGCCCCAGCCGTCTTTCTTGTCACGGCCGATCAGCCTGGCGGCTTGGGAAACGCACTTGGTATCGATGACCTCATAGGACCATCCGTCGAAACCAAAGATACGGTTTGCTTCAGCGATGACATACCAGCCTTCGAGGTAATCACCTTTCGGGCCGTATTGCTGGGGAGGTTTGACGTGCGAGGCATCCAACTTTTCAGCCAATGCGCCCTTTGTGAATTCGGTGAACATCTAAATTACCTTTTCATCAACAATGGTAAATCCGGGAATATTGCGGTTTCCGCCTCGTAGCGTCTTGTCGGCAAGGTCTTGGATGAAGGCCATCAGCTCATCTTGGCGGTCTACCCACACCCACGAGGCGGCAAGCTTCTTGTCCGATAGAACGGCCTTTGGAACGGTCCGTAGACCGGTAGCGCGACCCTCTCCCCGTGCGTGGGCCTTGACGGTCTCTGCCTTGCTGGCGACGGTCTCAGCGGCCTTGGCTTGGGTAACGAGGCGTTCGGCGGCTTCTCGTTCTTCGAGGTTGGCGGCATCACGCTTGCGCATGGCTTCCATAGCCTCACGCTGTAGCCTGTCAGCTTCCTCACGGGCGATGCGGGCAGCTTCCTGCTGCTGGCGGTCAAGCTCGATCAGATATGGCTTCAGAGCGGCGTTGCAGGCCTGTTCTGCCTTGATGGCTAGGCCGGTCACAGACTTGTTGTTGCCGGTCAGCTCGTTATAGCGTGCCTGGATCTCCTTGACGGTATCCTGATGCGGCTTCACCTCGATGGCGTAAGCTTCGTCAGCGGCTTTCGTTGCCTTCTTGATGCTGTCCTTTAGGGTGTTGACGGCATCAGCCTGCTCTTGAGTGGTGATAGGCGTTCCGTCGAGCCATTGGCGGGCTTCCTCGAAAAGATCCGTGATATTGATCTTGACGGCCTCGAATGTGGTCATTGGCGGGAAATTTCCACCCATGACGGCGCGTTCGTTCACTGCTACGTTCATCACGCGGCTTCCTTCTTCGGATTGGTGTGTTCAAGGCGCCACTCTTCGCGCCGAGCCAGGAAATCGTAGTAGCTGGCATCTTCCTCGCGACGGTCGGCCATGGCTTCGTTGCCCTCGGTGCGATACTCCGCAGCCATCTTGAGGGCGTGCTGCTCATGCTGGCGAAGCTGTTCGATTGTTGGGTACATTATCTCCACCCCCACACAGCGAAGATGATCAGAGAAAGATTGGCAGCGATTAGGAGGGCTGTGAAATCACGCCAGTTTGCTGCCCTGTTGGAGGACATGATGTCGGATGGGCGGTTTTTGCCCGGAATGGAGCCAAGGTCGTATTTCATGCCGCCGCCCTCTCTATTTTGTCGATATTTCCGTGTTGGGCTGTGAAGGTGTAAGCGACTACCCACGGGTTGGCGTCCCATGACCCTGGACCGTTAATCTTCGACCAAAGAAGGCAGTAGCTGTAGCTCCCATATCCTTGCCAGCTATCCACTTCAGGCGACGGCGGGTCGTAGGGCTTGCCATCCCACGTTACCGGGCAACCTTCTGCCCTAGCATCTTCCTCGCTGATGTCTTGAAGCCTTTCAACGCGAGCGTCAGTAACGGTCAGCGTGAGACGCGATGCCCAGCGGGGCATGTGGATGCCGGGTCTACCACGCGAGCCAGATGGCGAATATTTGTCGTCGGCCAAATAGAACACGTTGCTTTCTGGCATTTCTCGCGGGGGCAAATGGTCAAACGTGCTGTGCGGTTTC